ATACTATTTATAACTTACGCGAACTTAAATTTGGAATAATCCCTCTCTTGTGAAGCTCTAGTACCAAAGTCAGATTTGTCAAATAAAGGAACATCGTCATCTACCTGACCACTGTCAGAAATATTTGCTTGTGCCGATTGCTCAACATCAAACAATTTCATCTTAGATTTATCTACCCCAATAATAAATCTTTTGTTAGTGTCCGGGCTGTTATATCGATTCTTCAACTGCTTAACCATAATCTGATTCAAGTCTGCCAATTCTTCAGTTGATATCAAAGCAAACATTAGATCAGCAGTGGCTGGTAGGCCAAACGATTCTGAAGTGTCCTCTAGTCCAACATCAGAGTTTGCATAACCACCACGAGTAGTCTGGGTTGCAGACATAATAGGAACACTAGTCTCTACTGCAAGTCCACGCAACTCTTCAGCGATTGCTTTGATTAGTGTATATGAGTTTACCTGTGCACCTGCACGAATGCGAGCAGAGATACAAATGTTCAAGTAGTCAATATAGATGATGTCAGGGACAAACGACTTCTTGAGTCGTAGTTCGTTGAGTAGATGTCGGAAGTGACCAGACCCTGCACTGGCAGTTGGATACTCCTTGACAATAAGTTTGCCTGATGTCTTACCCTTAACCCTAGCAACCTTTTTGTCGTAGATTGGTTTACCCAAATCCTTGAGGTCATCAAGTGTCACGTTCAATAGGTTGGCATCAATACGTTCAGCAATCTTTTCCTCTGCCATCTCCATTGTAATGTAAAGTACGTTACGTCCGTTAAGGAGCACGGAGCTAGCCATATGACACATGAAAAGAGACTTACCAACACCTGTCCCAGCAAGAGCGACATTAAGAGTCTTGTTAGGAAGACCACCTTTCGTAATCTTGTTAAAGTACTCAAGATCAAATGGGATCCTATCTTCCTTACGATGATAAGATTCATATCTTTCTTCATAATCCTGTAAGTAGTCATGACCAATATGGTTATCAAAAGAAACTGCTAAAGCATCAGAAAGAATACTAGGAATAGCATCCCTATTCTTATCTTTACTTGCTCCATCAGCAATCCCAATAGATTCCATCAGTGCCAAGTAAATGGCACGATCACGACACCACTTTTCAGTCGTGTCAAGCAACCAATTCTTCTCTACAGGAGCGTCCGTGAGATTTGAAGTAATCTCACGGGTTTCTTTGACCTCCATTTCAGAAAGGTCTGTACGATTCTCTAATTCAATAGAAAGTGCTTCCGTAGTAATGGCAGCACCATATTTAACAATAAACTGAGTGATTTCCTCAAAGATAACTTTTTCGGATCTCTGCTCAAAATAATCAGGTTCAATGAAAGGGATTACCTTCCGAGAGTACTCTTCGTTGAAAACAAGGTTTCGCAGAATAGTTGTCTCAATTCGCTCCATAGGAATAAATCTGTTTCGCGGCAGCATCAAGTTGCTGCATTACTTCAGGGGTAAAATAAGTCTCAGGGTCTTTCAGAATTGCTTTCGCATAAACTTTCTTCCCATCCATTTCATAGCGTCCTGCTACGTTCTTCCACATTCCAGCAGATTCACCGAGTTCAAGGAGACCATAATATCGGTCAAGACCACGTTCATCATAATACAAACGCACTGTAACATCTTGATTTTCCTTACTTAAACGCGACTTAGCAGTCTTTGCTTTGATAAGGTTTCCAACGATTTCTGTTCCATCCTTTTCCTTCTTCTTAGAAAGATGAATAATCGTGGACGCCGCATACTTAAGACCACTGCCGCCACCCATCTCTTTGGTTGGAACGTAAGCACCGATGACATCGTAAGTGTGGTTAGTAACGATCATAGGAATGTTTGCTTGACCCAACTTGAGAGTGAGCATACGGAACGCACCTTTGATGAGTTGGGATTTAGTCATGTCCCGAACTTGCTTATCGTTAAGAGCGTCAGTAATTTCTTTCTCAGTGGAGAGCATCCCCAAAGAGTCTAGCACAAACATCACTGGTTTGCGTTCTTCTTCAGGTTTCTTTTGGTATAGATCCACTGCTTTGAGTGCTTTGCTACGAAACTCCTCAACAGTGACAACATTTACCACTACCACGCGATCAAGAGGTAATCCTCTGCTTTCAAGAAGAGACTTATTAACTGCTGCCTCTGTATCAAAGTATAGACAATACCCATCAGGATTAGCATCAAGGAAATTTTTGACAACAGCGAGAGAGAAAAAAGTTTTTCCAGTGCTAGACTCGCCAGCAATAGCAGTAATCTTATTCCCAGATACACCACCAAATATACTACCTGAGCAAAGGGCGTTAAAGATGTACGAACCCGTGTCAACGTATCTTTCAGTGTCGTCAATATCGGCGGCGAGTTTTGTATAGTCATCACCAATTTCTTTTACAATTTCTTTCAAAAAGTCCATCAAGCAACCATCCCGTATTCTTCACGAAGAATTTTTTTATAAGGCAGGTCCTGCTCTCGCAGTTCCTTCACAAGTTTTAGTTTTTGATACAAAGCAGTATCACCCCCAAGAGTCATTGCTTTTACGATAGTAGCAAGCTCATTGTCGTTAATAGGCAGATCCATTAAAAGAAGAAAGATTCTAGGTTTACAGTTTTTTCAACGTTCCATCCAATGGCATCTAGGATTGCCTTGAGTGGTTCTACAAAACTCTTTTCGAATTGTAGGTCATAGTCAATGTACTTGTCAAGACCAAGTTCGCTAGGAAAGTCTTGAATAAAAGAGATGACATTCTCTTGGATAATATTAGGTTTCTTTAAATACAGAAACTTAATTTTTTCCCCATTGTTGATAAGTGAATATTTATTAGTGAGTTTTTTCTCTTTGATATAGTAATTAAAGAGCAGTGCACCACGACAATGAATAGGTGTACCCTTTGCGTAAATGTTTGAATGTGATCGGTATTTTACAACATCAGATACAGAACGAGGGAATGCAATATCTTCTGGAGGAAGTTGCTTAAACTCTGAACGACATTTGTCAATGAATTGAATTACATCATCCTCTGTACTATTCATCATTAACTTGAGACCATCCTTAATCATTTTGCGGCATGGTGCAGGTGTTGAGGATTTAACTGCCTCAATACCCATCATCTTCAGTTTTGGTTCATCATAACGAACACCTTCACTGTCCCACACATTAAGGATGTATCGCTTTTTCGCAGTCCAAATACCACGTTCAGCAATATTCTCACGCTTCATGAACATCTTCTGATCATAAGCGTTCACATAGGTCGCCAATTCTTGGTAGCAACGGTCAATATATTTTTCAAGTTCCACCTCACAGACCTTATTAAGGAACGAGACAATGCTTTCAGTAGTTTTCTCTCTTCCCTTGTATACACTTTCAACCAAAGGACCCATATTAAGATAAATGGAATCGGTATCAGAAGCAATAACATAATCTTTATCCTCAGTTTTAAGTACCTTATTCAGATACTTATTCATTCTATTCTCAATCCAGCGGATTGATACCTGACCAGAGAGAGTAATCGCCTCCGCATTGGCAAGCTTATAGTACCTGAAATATTGATTGCCAATAGCACCATAAGCACTGTTAAGTTGAATCTTACGCGCCATCTGGATGTTGTTACACCTTGCAATCTCTTTCTCAAGATCCTTAGTTGGTGTCTTTTCATATTCTTGCTTTGCAGCAAGCATTTTCTTTTTAAATACAGTACGATCCTTATAGATTTTCTCCATAAGTTCTGGCAAAAATCCACGTACATCTTTGCGATACATTGCACCATTGGCACAGACCGCATTATCTTTATAGAGTTCAAAATTTATTTCTTCATTAAGAATTCTATCAACCGTAGTCGCTGGATGTCTCTCCTCCAAGAGCGTTTCGGGAGAGATGTTGTACTGCATAATAAGATGAGGGTACAAGCTATTAAGGTCGAAAGACACAACCCAATCATACTTTCCAGGAATCGGTTCCTTGACATACGCTCCCGCATACTTAGAGTCTTTGTCGGATCGTACAATAGGAGGAATAACAATATTCCTCTTCTTTAAGTAGTTATAAATGATTGTGTCCCACATCCGAACCTGCGAGAAGACATCTGCATAATTTGCCTTAGCGTCATATGCCATAACGATTGCAAGTTCAATGAGTTTCATCTTGTCTTCCATACGGTCAACAAGTTCCACGTCAATGATGT